TTGTTGCTTAAATTTGCAATTCAAGATTTTTTAGATGACAGAAAATTTAAAAATGTAACTCCTAAAACGATTGAAACGTATCAAAACATCTTAAAGCATTTTTTAGATTTTTGTATTGAAAATGGAATAGTGAATGTTCAAGATGTGACTTCAAGTATAATCAAAAAATATTTACTCTACTGTAAAGAAATAGGAAATGTATCTACTACTACAAACACAAAACTTCAACGAATTAAAGCATTTTTCAATTATATGATCGAAATTGAAGTGATAAACAAGAATCCAGCCGAAAAATTTCAGCGTGCTAAAGAAGATGTGAAAATTGACGTTTTTTCCGATTATCACATTAAGCAAATGTTAAATTATTACAGACGAATCAAACAAAGAGAAAAGGCGTTCTATGCTTATCGTGATTATTCGATCATCGTAACGTTATTAGGCACGGGTTTACGATTGAGCGAACTCTGTTCGCTGAAATGGGCAGATGTTGATTTTGTCAATCATACTATGACCGTTTTCGGCAAAAGTCGGAAACGTGAAACTATTCCGATGACCGAAAAATTCTCTAAAGAGTTAGCATCTTACAAATTGTATTGTGAACAATATTTCGGTGCTGAAAATTTGAGTGAGTATGTTTTTACAAACAGATACAATAAGAAACTTACCCCGAACGCAGTACAAAATATTTTCAAACGCTTAGCAAAGATCATGAATTTCAAGGATGTACGTCTATCAGCACATACATTCAGACACACATTTTGTCATCGGTTAGCCATGTCGGGAATGTCGGCATTTGCCATTCAGAAACTCATGCGACACCAAAATATCAACGTCACAATGCGTTACGTTGCTATGTGGGGGAACGATTTAAGAGAACAAAATGATAAATATAATCCTTTAAACAATCTAGACATTTAAGCGGGAGGGGTAAAAATGAAAACAATTCAAGTGACTGAAACCGAACTAGCGACATTGAAAGCGGTGCTATACGCACAAATTCAGCAGATGAAGCGTGAAAAAGCAAACGGGGCTAATGTAGATGATCTTCTAGAACAGTACCAACAAGCATTTGAAGCATTGAATTTTGCAAAATGAAAAAAGTGGGAGTGATGACGCAAACATCACTCCCATAGGATAGATATAACTAAACATACGACTAATTAAATCCTACAATTTTTTAAAATAAAAATCAAGTAGGTTTATTTAGTTATATCTATCCTATCGAACATACGTTTGATAGGAGGAATGAAAAAATGAAAGCAGGAAGCATTGAGCAATTTAAACATTTATCACAGTTTCGGGATATTCGTGACTTCAATAATCAGATCGAGCAATGGATGATTGACCTTAAATCAAAATTTACAAAGAGTGAACTTATCGCTTTAAAGCGTATAATTCGTTTCAGTGCCAAAATTGCCGGCGTTTGTAACGCAAAAATTCAAACGCTTGTTTCCGCATGTCATGAAGCAGGTCATGAAATTTCACGTTCTACTTTCGAGCGTATGTTGCGAAAAGCCAAAAAATTCGGTCTTTTGATTGTCTACAATACAAAAAAAGAAAACGGTAAACAAGCACACAATGTCTATGTATTTCAGCGATACACTTCTATTTCATCTACAAATGACGTAGCAGAAAATGCGAAAATTGACGGAGCAGAAAACTATCATTCTTCTTTTGAAACTAACAATAATATAAATAAACGTACAGAGAACGTTGAAACAGAAGATACTCTCGACGCTTCATATACTTCTTCAAGAGTACCAGTCCAATTTCGCGACTTTGTACGTTGTTTTTGGAATGATTTTACAATTATAGAGGAATTATGGAAGGTTATTCAAATTCAAACATACTACTATACGTATATGACGCTAGAAGAAAAGACACAACTCGGCATTTCGGCACTCAAACAAATGATTCGGAATTTGAAACGTGGACGTAAAATCATAAACATTTTCGGCTATTTCTATGCGATTGTGTCGGCTCTACTCGATCGTGAAGCGCAAGAAGCGTGGCGTGAAATGATGTGGGAAGTGGCATAAAAAAACACTTGACAAAGAAAACGCTTATTTCTCAATACTTTTTCTACACTTTTGCGAAATTTGTCGAAAAGTTTTTTCGTAAATTGTGACAAATTTGTGAACAAATATGTAAATAAATGGTAAATTTAAGTGGTGTTTCGAAAAAAATCGCGAAAAATTTTCGTTTAAAAAGCAATATTATAGGAAGGTATGCAATAAAAATATAATTTAAGGAAAAATCCTAAAAAATTTTCATTTAAAAACCTATATTATGAAAGGTATGTAAAAATTGTAGATAATATTGTGTCGAAAAAATGGGAGAAATTAAGGATTTTTCACAGAATATATAATTATGAGGTGATAATTACAGGAAAAATCGTAAAAATTTTTCATTTTAAAAGCTATATTATGAGGAGTATAAAATTTCGGCGAAAAATCCTAAAAAATTTTCCTAAAAAAAGCAATAATATGAAAGATATGTACTAAAAATATAATTTAAGGAAAAACCCTAAAAATTTTCTGTTTAAAAAGCAATATTATGAAAGGTGTGTATTAAAAATATAATTTGGGCAAAAATCCTAAAAATTTTTCATTTAAAAACCTATATTATGAGGAGTATAAAATAAAAATATAATTTGGGCAAAAATCCCGAAAATTTTTCGTTTTAAAACCTATATTATGAAAGGTATGTATATTTTTCATTGATTGCCGATTTAATCGACAATGAATGAAGGGTATATCTCCCTTCCTCAACAATACGAGATTCTTTCATGTATCAATGCAAAGTTTTACTAATTCACTTTTTCGCCTCCATTTTCTTGGAGTGGGCTTTTGCCTACTCTTTTTTTTTATCTCTTTTTTTCTCATATTTATTACTTTTTGGAAAGGGGGCGTTGACATTGGATATTTCATCTATTCCATTAGAGCAATTCGCAACAAATGGTGTATTCGCTTTATTATTCGTTTGGTTGCTCGCGGATACACGAAAAGAGGCAAAACAACGAGAAGAAAAACTTCTCGCACAAATCGAAAAACAGAATGAAGCACAAGAGCGTATCGTCCAAGCAATCGAACGAATTGAGAAAAAAATCGAAAAAATGGAGGTGTCAATGAATGGCTGAAATTACGTCAAGCGGATATATTTCTATTCGTGAGCATATCGTAGGAAATTGGAAGAAAGTTGTATTGCTCACATCTGACAATATTCAAGTTTTCTCAACAAACATCGGCGGCACAAAAGCAAGTTGGACGCATACAAAAAGCACAGAAGAAAAAGTAGTCGGATATAACGATTTTGGAGAACCTATCACTGAACAAGTCGCCGTTGAATCGAATCCAAACATGGAAATAACTGTAACTGTAACTGGTGCAGATGTGATGGGTACAGTATCAAAAGTGAGAGTACTTGACACGCAAAATCGTATCATGACAGAAGAAACATTCTCACCGTTCACATTTGAAAATAGTGCAGATGAGTTGACATTGAAAGTTAAAATCCAAGTGCCGCAACAATAGGCGGTGATTAATATGTATATTGAAGTCATTTCAGTCGTTAAAAAAATAATTTCAGATACAAATAGAAGCGAACAAGTGAAAAAAGAGAGCCGACATGTCACGTCATATATATATCCTATCCAGACGCAAATACAGCGTCATAGACGCGAATTTGTCGAGGTGAATAGTTTTATATTTCCTGTCACTTCAGAAGCCCGTATAAGCGAAAATCAAACGCTTTCAAAACATGAGAATAGAAATATCGCGTCATATGTACGTCATATGTCGTCATATGCGACAGCGCAGACAACACAAAAAAAAGAAAATATACATATATATGCTCATGCGACAGTATATGAAAATATATCCACGACACATGTCGCTGAACATCGTTCATATGCTCACAGTATTGAAAATCCTTCTTTTACGGAGGTGACATGATGGCACTTGCAGGCGATACTGTACGGTTGAGATGTCATTTTCGCAGTTTCGATGGGCAAAATATTGATCCTGCTGATGTGAAGTTGCGAATATATGACACCCAAAAACAATTGATTGAAGAATTTATTTTAGATGATTCCCAAAAAGAGAATGTGGGGATTTTTTATTTTGATTATATACTCCCCGATGACAAACAAGAAATTATTTTCGAGTTTCGAGGGTTATATGATGGGAAACCTATCCTCACACGAGGACAGGTAAAAATCAAATATATTTAATGAAAATGGAGGTATGAAGTATGAGTGAAAAAGTAGTACAAGAACAAACTCAAGAGCAACAAGAACAAGAGCAAACACAACAACAAGAGCAACAAGAGCAACAAGTAGATATGAAAACATATCTCGAACTAGTCGAAAAAATTTCAAAAATGGAACAAACACTTGCGAATGAAGCAGAAAAAGCGCAAAAAATTGCTGAAAAAGAGCAAGAACTATTTCAAAAGCAAGTGCAATTGACATTGAAAGAAAATGGACTAGATAAATTTGCAGATATTGTCAAAGTATCTAATGAAAATGAATTGGCTGATGTAGTGAAGAAACTTCAAAATATCGTTAACGAAATTCGTATCGAAAGTGGTTATGTACCTGCCGATCATGTCAAAACTGATGAATATAGCGTATATGAAAAAAAGAAAGACGTGGCAGGTATGATTGCCACTAAAATTTCTAAATTATTCCAATAATAATAATAATAGGAGGATGATAATATGTTTAAATCTGCAAACTTTACGAATGCTGAACTTGTGAATTTGTCTAAAGAAATCGCGGTGATCGGAGTGCAAGCAACACCATTCACTTCACTTCTTCTTGCAAAAGGTTTTGAAAAAGCGACTTCTACTATCTATACATGGCGTGAAAAAACTCTTTCTCATGATGAAGATATTTCAGCAGTTGAAGGTAGCGAAACAACTGTATTCACAGAAAGTGGACGCAGAGAATTGAACAATGTACTAGAAATTTTCAAGAAAGGTGTGAGCGTTTCAGGTACGGCTCAAGCGATGCAAACAGCACAATTTGCAAATGAAGTTTCTGACCGTTTGCTTGAACTCAAAATTAACATTGAGAAAAAATTCATCACTGGCGTGAAAGATGATGGCTCAAGCACTGGAAAGCGTCAAATGGGTGGACTCATTTCATTTGCAGATCCTGCTAACGCTGTCAACGTGACCGATACAGTTACAGAAGATACCGTAAAAGAAGTGATGAAGAAATTATGGCTACAAGACCTTGCTGAAGGGAACTACTATGCACTTGTCAATGCTGAAATCAAGGAACAGATTGATAGTATTTACAAAGATCGTTATTCATATCAACATGTCACTAACGATTTTGGGCTTGTAGTCGATTCAATTCAAACTAATTACGGAACGTTGAATATGATTTTAAGTAAACATGTTCCAGCCGACAAAATGGTTGTGTTCAATGATGCATATGTACGTGCTGTATTCTTGCGTGAGCCGATTTTCGAGCCACTCGCAAAAACAGGTGACAGCGTCAAAGGACATGTCATCGCAGAAGCAACATTGAAGATCGCTTCTCCAAAAGCCGTTGCCGTCGTAACGGTTGCTTAATTAAGTACATAGTCAAAAAGGGGATACTTGCATTTTGCTTGTATCCTCTTTTTTTATAAAAAATTTACTCATATTTTTGACAGGAGGTGAAATGAAATGAATATCAAATTGCGTGATGAGTATCTTTTGAAGCGCAGGAAAAAACACATTTCGCAAAAAGAACTAGCAGAATATCTCCAATGCTCTCAGTCGTTACTTTCGAGATATGAACGCGGAGAATGCGGCATGAATCGAGAAAAAGAGAAAATGTATAGAGAGTATATTGATAAAAAATAGAAAAATAAAACACATATTTTATTAAAAAGAAACTGGAGGTGAAAAAGTGAAGAAAGACGTACGAAACACGTCATGACCACTCCTTTTATTCCGAAAAATATAAAATTTTCTTTGGAATAAAAGGAGAAAATCTAATACTGAATAAAGAGTATTAGATGGTTATGATGTTTTAAAAAATTCAATATATATTTAGAAAAAATAAGTAATAAATTGGATATAGGAGTGGGAGTGTTTCTCTTTCTTTCACTTGTGAAAGATGAAAAAAGAAATTAGAGAACTATTCCCAAAATGGATTGACGAAACAAACATAAAATATGACCTAATTCTCGGTGATGATGTCGATAGTAGTATTGGATGTAACTTATTAAAAGTTATTACTAACAACAAATGGGATATAAACTATTTTTATGATTTTCAAAACTTCTATCGTCACGAAAAAACAGAAAATAAAACGATTGGCGTTGATATGGCGTTTTTGAAAAAAGTACGATGTTTTGATAATCATTTAAGTAAACGAACGAAAAATGATATATATAATGAACTTTGTGCGAATTTGAATCTTGTATATAATGTTTCATGTGAAAACTATACAAAAAAATATTCAATGTCAACGTTGATGTTAATTATGAGTTTATACGATATTCCGTTGCCAAAAACGACAGAAGGTAAAGAAATTTTGCTTGCAATAGATACTGCGTTCAAGGGGTTTTATTCTGAAACTTTTAGACCGATTCATACCAACTGGTTAGAAACGCTCGGATATACTGAATTGATTGACGTTCTTAAACAAAGAGATGCAAAATATTTTTATGAGATTATTCAGCAATATGGACTACATAAAAAAATATACATAGACGAAAACGGCTGTTTGCAATCGGAAATTCGATTCGGTGCAATTCAGCCGTTTTTTGATTTTGAAATAGGGTTGCCGGAACAACAATTTAAACTGATTAAACAGTGCAAAAGAGCAAATCATGATGTATCGAAACAGATGCCCGAAAGAGAACGGATTATTTCTCTCGCATACACAAAAAGAGATTTTGTATCTTATACATATTATTAACGGAGGTAATCAGATATGAAAAAGGAATATTTCTTTTGCTATGACCAACGGCTTGCCGATTTTTTGAGGTATGAAAAGAATATTGAATACATTACAAAAGCACGAAGCGTTAAAAACAACTTCATTTTCTATCTTTTTGAAAAATCTGATCTACTACAAACCGCTATTGACGAGTGGTTAAAAAAAGGGGTACAATAAAGACCGAAATTTAACTAGTTAATTTTTGGGTCGAATTGTGACCATTTTTTAACTAGGGTAGTTAAATTTTGGTCATTTTCGTGACCATTTTTTAACTAGTGGTAGTTAAATTTTGGATCTAAAATTGACCAAAAGTTAACTGTATAACAGATATACTATAATAAACAGATAAACTTACTTACTAACAGATAGGGTAAGTGAGTAAGTTTTAAAGTTAATCTAATTAATATAAGGAGGAATCTAATATGTATATTAAAATCTATAATGTATTCACTCAATTCAACCATGAACAAAAAATTAACGCAAATGAATTGTATTTGTATAGTTATCTGTATACACTTCAAACATACGAAAACAAAGTATATACAAATATTGATTTATTGACACAACTAATCCCATTTAATTCAAAAAAATCACAAAACATTAAAAAGATCAAAGAGATTCTCGATTCACTTAAATGCAAACATATCATTCAATTTAATGACGTTTCAAGTAATAATGAAATTCTTATCATTCAATTTCAAAATATTGATGGTGGCTATGAACCGATTACATATGAGAAATTTCGTTCGTTTTCTGATGTATATGATTATTACATTTACGTTTGTGTGGCAAGAACAAAAGAAAAAATGGTTGAATATTCAATTTCACAATGGGAAACACTACTTGAACTTTCCAGACCGCAGACGGTTGCAAAATTGAGAATGGTAATTGACAAAGGAATTATTTGTAAACGCGAAGGAAAATATACAGATGAAGAAGCGCGGAATGGACAGAAAAAACAAGAAAAAAATGTGTACTATATTCCTGTCAAAGAAAAAGATGTTGCCAAACAAGTGACAACATCACAAAAAGAAATCGTTCAAACTGTCCAAGAAAATAATAACACAAAAGTCAAAGAAAATCAATGTCAAACTGAAACACGTCAACATAATTGGTATGAACATGGTTCTACACTCGATGAATATGACTTCTATGTATATATGACGACGAATGATGAGAAGTTGAAAAAGGCGGCAGAAAAACGTATTCGAGCATTAGAAAAAAGCGAAAAAGGAAAATATATCGTTGAACAGTTGAAAAAATCGGCTGAGCACCGTGTGAAAGATGAAAAGCAGAAAGCAGAAAAAGAAAATATGAAACATATGAAAAATGCTGTACGAATGAAAAATAGTGATATTGTTGAGGTTGATGAGAAAAATATAGATCGAATTGATGTGAATGATGTAGAGAGTATTTTCTATTCAACAAACGAATATCTCGATGATGAAATGAAAATGTCATCGTTCCAACCAGTTGTAAACGAAAATGGAAAACATGTACATGAAAATCGTTCAGATATGATATGCAGAGGATGGGAAATGTATGTCGAACATGTGAAAACTGGTGCGATGATGACATATGAAAAAGGAATAGAAATCAAAAATCAAGTGTTTGACGAATTTTTTCCGCCTCAAATAGATGATCGAGAAGAAGAAACAGAGTGGCAAAGAAAAGCACGCGATGAAAATCGAAAGAAGGTACTCGAGAGTTTTAGTTTTGCAAAACTAAAACAGAAAGATGACGAAGATGACTGGAGTTGGCTAGATGAATTAAGTTAATGGGCTAGCAAAACACTAGTCCATTTTTTTTATTAATCAAATAAAGGGGGAACTCATATGAATCGTTTAGATCTATTATTTCTTCAAGTATCAAATATAAAGTTAAATCTTTTAGAACAACAAATGATAACTAGAGATGTAAAAAACGAATTGAAACGGCTAGAAAGATATATTCAAACAAAGGAGGAAAAATAATATGCGTAACATCGGCATTCATAAAGCACTTGAAAGCGTGGACTGGCGGAAACGAGCATACTTCCAACGAAAATTTCAAATCAAAACACCGAAAAATGAACATATTTTGCGTATGACTGATGAAGAATTTTTGCGATGGGCAGAACGAAAAACGATGACGGTGTTTGAGAATTGGGAGCAGACGGATGAGTATTTTTCGCTCTATCTCGAATACATGAAAGGAAAAATGCAACGTGACCTTGAAACAGTGTATGACATTGTGACGGAAAAAGCAAAGCAGGGTGATGAAAAGGCGGTGAAACTTTTTCTCCAACTTCATTCAGAAGTACAGAAACTTCAACGTGAAATGAATCGGAAACCGAAAGTGAAGAAAGATGAGTCGGTGCAAGAAATTGATGAAGATGATGAGTTAGAAATTTAAATCAGACAATATGTCTGTTTTAAGCAGGGTATCAGAATTGATACATTGCTTTTTTGTTTACAGGAGGTGAAATGATGGCTAAAAAATTGACGAAAGAGGAAAAATTGCAGATTATTCAAAATGATTTTAAACTGTTTGCAAAAAATTTCATAAAAATCATCGACAACAATGGTGATACAGTACCATTCGTATTGAATCCCGAACAAGAAAAATATATTAATGAGATGGGAAAATACAACATCATTCTCAAAGGGCGACAAATCGGCTTCACGACACTATCTCTTGCTTATATGTTGTATAGTGCATGCACAAAACCCGATACAAACTATATTATTATGACTCATCATGCGTCTGTATCGAAATCTCTTTTCGTAAAACTCAAGAAAATGTATAAAAATCTTCCTCATGGGAAATATAATTTATTTCCCAAAGCGTTATTAAACAATCGTGATGAATTATACTTGGAAAATGGAAGTCGTATCATCATCGCAACGGCGCAGGGTGAAGATGCAATTTCGGGAAACACGTTCCAATTCATACACCTTTCTGAAATGGCAAAATATCCAAACGATGTGCAAGAGGAAATCATCGCAACATGTATTCCAGCGCTCGCAAAGAATGAATCGTCAATGATATGGATCGAATCGACAGCGTTCGGTTTTAACACGTTCCAAGAAATGTTTATGAAGGCGTACAGAGATAGAGAGAGTGTGTGGAAGGCATTTTTCTTCAGTTGGCTTGCTGAAGCATATACGAAACAGTTTAAACATACATTTGACGAGGCGGAAGCATGGTGGAAAGCGAAGAACAACGGTAGACGAATGACATATGATGATCTTGAGCATGATGAAAAGATTTTACGTGACAAATACGGGGCTACATATCGACAACTCATGTTTCGACGATATTATGTTGAAACGAATAGTTTAGAGAAGTTTAGACGTGAATTTCCGACGACACCAGATGAAGCATTCCAAGAGAGTACGAAAAGTGTATTTGATATTGCGAAAGTGATTGAAAAAATACAATATGCTATTCCGCCGATAGAAACGAAAGATGTATATGATGAATTGCCGGACGTACTTAAACAATATGTAAACAAAAATCTATTCATTTATCATCTTCCAAAACCGAAAACAAAATACTATGTAGGTGTGGACGTGGCAAGCGGACAGGGTGGCGACTATTCGACTATGTCTATTTTTGATGAAGAAGGGCAACAAGTAGCAAGTTTTTATGCGAATGATATTGCAGTATACAAGTTTGCAGAGATTGTTGATGCTTTAGGAAAGTTTTATAATTATGCTTTTATTTGTGTGGAACGTAACTCGTACGGTTTGCCGTTGCTGGAGAGATTAAGAAAAGATTACGGTTATTTAAATCTTCTCAAACAAAAAGTATTTGACCAAAAAGGAAAACGTAAAATGCAGTTAGGTTTTCAAACGACGAATACAACAAAACCGATCATTATCAACGACATGAAAGAAATGTTTGAGTTGGGTATGATTAATATTGAATGTGTTAGAACGCTTGAGGAGATGAAAATCTATCAAGAAGATGCGAAAGGGCGTACTAATGCGAAAAAAGGCGTAAAAAATCATGATGACCTTGTGATTGCCGTTGCGATGGCAGTACAAGCAATGAAACAGGGAAAATATTATGTTGAAATCTAGTCGTCACATGAGTGATGACTTTTTATTTTTATATTGAAAGGGGTCGATATATATATGAATCTTCAACAATATATCAAAGAATATCACGATGGGCGCGGTGATTGGTTTGTTGAGGAAGTACAATCAGTACAAGCACAACAAAGAGTAATGAATGTAATGAATTTAAAAGAATATCTTGACGGAAAACATCGCATATTGATGAAACCGAATGAGAGGTTCGGCGGGAAAGAATACGAACCGAGAAAGATTGTCCTGAATCATGCACTAATGCTGTTAAATTTTCAAACGTCGTTTTTGCTTCAGAATCCTATTACAATTACGGGACACGAACGAATCGTAAACGAATATCAAAAAGTAAACAAACGAGGTAAATATGATCGGTTGAATTATAAGATTTTAGACAAAATGCTCAAATATGGGCAAGTGTATGAGTATGTGTATTTTGACCGAAATACGATTAAATCAAAGTTGATTGATGCAAGTGAAGGTTATCCTATTTTTAATGATGAAAATGAAATGATTGCATTTGTACAGGCGTACACGGTGAATGGTGTAGATTATTATATTTTATACACAGATGATACGGTTGAAACTTATGATAACAAAGGTGGAGAATTACGCCTAACTGGAAGATATGCGAATTTATCGGGATTGCCTTGCGTCTATAAAACGACAAATGAAGTGAATGAGAATGAGGGAAAAAGTGAATTAGAGAATTGGATGAGTATTTTAGATTCACTTGAGGATCTATTAAGTAAAGCAACCGATGCATACTACAAATTTATTACGGGTATTCCTGTAAATTATCATTTTATCCCCGAATAA